AATATATCAGGGTCAGTAGTGCGAAGCAAATCAATGTGTTGTTGTATATGGTCTGCTACTCTAGCTACTAGTTCTGGGTCTTTCTTTAAAGTAGAATCTGCTAGAATATATTTATGTTCTTTTATATGTAGAGAATGTTGCTCAGTAAATACTGCTTGTACATCCAACCCTTCTATAAGATCTTCGTTTTCTGATTTAATTAATAAAAGTTCTGATTGAGTATTTTCTGTCATGAAATCTAACTCACCAGTATTTAAAACATTAAAATAATGTTCTGGAGTAGTTATTATTCCCATCTGTAACATTTGATCTGCCATCTGAACTTTACCTGCGGTCGTATTATGAGTTACTGAAAAATCTCCCAACATAAAATGAGGATCTTCTTCCAGAGTAAATCCGTAATATTTTCCTTCTCCAACTGATTTAACTCTAATACCGTAATTTAACCAATCTCTAGCTTTCTCTTTCTTTTTAGCTTGTTTTCTTGGTAATCTAGTAGGTATGCGATGCGTATCCCCGCCTATTGTAATACTATTATGTTCACCTATAATATGTCTATCAGTTCCAGGACCAGATTGGCTAGGTCTTTTTATAGTAGTAGTTTTAAACCCCAAAGACTGTGATAAATATATAATATCCTCCGTTAGTCTATTACTTTTTTGAGTAATAACAAAAGTTTCATCTATCCTAGTACCGTCAGTATCTATAAGACCTGCTAATAACTCTAAACGTACTTTCTCGCTATTATTAAGATAAATATTAGGTATATGTTTATTATTTAATACTTCCATTGATCTCAATTCATTCATAAAAGGATTTCTATTTGCTTTACCGTGAGATTGCCCAGAAGTAATAAAATATATCTTAGCTTGTCCACAATTATCGTTAGTGCTTATTCTAATTTGCATCCCTATACTACAAGCATAGTCAGTCCATTCTTTTAATATCTCAGAGTCCATAGTAGTTAATGCTGTGGCAGCAGAATGTCCATCTCCCAACCAAGCTCCTAATATATAAGACGGAACCTCAACTTCTTTATTTGCAAAATCTACCCCTACTCTAAAACCCTGAAGTAATCTTTTATGTCTTTCTGGTAGTTTTAAATAATCCCTAACAGAGATATCTATCACGTCTCCCTTTTTTGCTTTATATCTATGGTCATTAGAACAATATTTTAGGGTAAGTATATGACTTTCATTACATCCATATAGAAACGTGTCTTTTTTAGATTTATGATGAATATCATACATATTTTCTATACCAGTATTAACCACATTTACTGTTCTCTGCTTAGAATCAGGACCCATCACTAAATCTCCAACTCTAATGTTTTCTACTTTTTCTTTACTTCCATCATACATTAAAACTTCAGTGCCTTTTTTAAGACATCTAGATAAAGGATTACCGACATCAACTATAATGCGATCAATCTTATCTAAATCATCGCCAGTAAACTCTTTCATTAATGTTCTGTTCTTTTTTCCGCCTATCATAGCAACACGAGGAACGGCAGCAAATCTTTGTAACATCTTTATTAAGTTAGAACCAACATCTTCTATTAAATGAACATATGCTTGTTGTAAATTGGACATATATTGGATAGACATACTTTGAACTAGTGCTAACGCAGACCCAGACTTAAGACTAGCTTCTGGATTACCTCTAGATACAGAGTTTATTCCTGATATAGTCTCCATAGTTCTTTCTAGAAGGTTTAAAAAATCAAACACTTCTTTTGGAGTTTGTGTTAGGTTCATAGACTCAGGTTTTCCCATCTGCGCATTGTATTCTATTATATTCATTCCACCAACAAGGGTGGACGGGTTTATATCTGTTCCACGAGGCATTAATATGTTCTGTACACCAAATGCATTTTGGTTTGTGAGGATTGTACTATACAAAGAGTTAATTGCGTCTTGAATAGGAAGTAAATCAAACATAGGAGTATAACCATAAGGGGTTCCTAATATAAGAGATGGCGATATTCTATAAATAGGAAGCTCATCATAAGGCATAGGAGCATCCATAAGAATAACATCTGACTCTAAGAATAATAAATATCTTCCGTCTATCATAGACTCGGTTCTTTTGTGATAAAACTCATAAACAGGTATATCATCTGTTTCTTCATGTCCCAAACTATTAAACCTAAACCTTTCGTGTTCGTCTTTTGTGTGAAGCCTTAATATATCGTCTTTTAGTTCTGGGTATTTTGCTGCAAGATCAAATCTATTTTTAAAAGATCTAGTTAATATCCACTCATTGTCGTCAGTATCTTCTTTGGTGCTATCAACTACTACATCAAACGGAGATAAGTTAGTAAATTGAACATCTCCTTCATATATAGGATAGCCGTCTTCTAATACTTCTCCTGTTTCCGGATCAACTTCCGGGTCCACACTGTCATATAGATCTCCAGAAGTGGCATTCCATTCCATTTTAATATATCCAGAACCTAAAACAATAGCATACTCTACTGCTGTATTAAGATATCGCTCAAGCTGCTTATCTCTCATATAATAATCTAATAAGCCGTTTGCTAATATTGTTTGTGCTTGTGATTTATAATCTGTATTAACCGCTCTAGCTTCCATAGAAGGTCTTGTGGATGTTATCATATTTAACATGTGTTGAGCAAAGTTTCTCATTTGGTTTACAGGAAGGTTAGTTAATTCCCCTTGCTCTCCACCAAAAGTTATTCTATGGCCATCGTCTATATCCGAATAGTAAGCACCATGATATGCTGCCCACATCTCTCTTAATTTATCAAGGTATCCATTAGAGTCTAAGTTATTAAACCACTTATTAGCCTTGCTTAATAGTATATTTGCTGTGTCCTTTGGATCTCGGTCAGCAAAGTATAGATCGTTTCTGTTATTAGCCATATATTGTTCCTTTATACTTCATAAATATTTGTTAAAGCTGGTTTATTTGCGTTTCATGCTACTTCTAGGTCTGAACATATCAACAAATACTTGATACTTTTTATCGTATTCATCTACACTATCTCTTATGAATATATCATCTCCACCAGCTAACCCGTAAGAAGCTGGATATGGGTTCTTATTTTCTTGAATGTTTCTAATTAGATACACAGCAGAGTCAACTGCATCATAGTGACCGGACGGTATATGTATAGAGTTGCCATATTCGTCTTTTACTATAGCAGCGGGGCTTTTTTCATAGCTTTTTCTTGTTTTATTCCATGTAGCGCTCTTTAAATGGTGTATTAACACTCTGCATTTGGGGTTTATTATTACCTTTCCAGACGCTATTCTCATCCTAAGGTTATTAAGAGCTGCATCCTTATCATCTTTTCTTGTCGGCATAAAAACTATATTATGTTTGTAATTTAGGTCATTAAGAAGTATTAAATTGTTGTTATCAGATACCCTTAAATACGGAGGTTTGTGTTCTCCAGACATATCATTAGTATATACCTGCTCCTCTTTTCTTTTTATAGCAGCGGCAAGTGTATCTGTCCTTAATTCTGGTCCATTTATGTAGTATTCATCCTCTATTACGGTTAAAGCGTTTTTGAAGTCGTAATAAGCAAATAATACAACAGTTAAATCGTTAAATCCTATGTCCATAGACACATATCCATCAAAAAACGGAGGTCTTTGCCACTCTTTTACACATTTCTCCTGCATAGCCTCTGTAAATTCTGGTATTACGGCCTTTTCAGCGTCAATAACCACTTCACATAGGTATTCACGCCTAAAATTATCATCTTTTTCTCCTAAAGGGTACCTATCTATGATTCTTTTTATCTTTTGCTTAGTCATCATCGGATTATCATATATTGTATACTTAATTAACTCTTGTGATAGCTCATTAGGCTCTACAAACTCAGTTATAAACTCATGATCTGGTCTAGCAGAGGGAGTTGATGCTAATATACCCCTACCGTCAGTAGTATCAGTAGTTGGGGCAAGGACAGAGTAAACAACATCCTTTAATTCATCACAAAACCCTGCTTCGTCAACTATCCATAGATCAGAATAGCCTCCACGAAGAGACTGGTAATGCCCACCGTCAGTTCCAGCTATTTGAATCTGGCTACCATTAGGAAATATGTACATTTTATCATTAGTTTTAAATTCTGGTTTATATTCTGGAGGACAGTCTTTTAATATCTCTCTCATTATAGGTTTAATTATCTTTTTAACCATATCTTGTTTAGGACAAGCATATTTTACTATAGAATTTGGCTTTTGTAGACACTGCTCTATAGCAAGTATACACATAAGGTAACTTTTTCCTAGTCTACGACTAGATGTTATAACTGTTATTTCTTTTCTTTGGTTTATAATAGCGTTGTACATTTTTTTTTGTACATCGTGAAGTTTCCAGTGCAATACCCCACGTTTCCATAGAGTAGCTAGGGCCTCTTTAGGATTTGGTTTTTGAGACATCTACAGCACCTGCTATTTTTATTAGATCTGAATCATTTAGGTTCTTATAACCGCTGTTATCTATGTTTATAGTACTTTCTTCTCTTGCTAGTCTTTTATTTTTCACTAATAGATCAAACTGTCTTGTTTCTTCCAATGTTAACTTTCTTTTTCTAGCTTCTATTCTTAATTGCTCTAATTGTAGCTCGGCTATCTCCTCTTCTGGAGAAATAATAAACTCAACTATCTTTTGTTCTTTTTTATTTTTAATTAATACAGGCACATTAGACCCAACTAGACCTTTTAGATGCTTTATTTCATCTTCTTTTGTTCTAGCATCTTTAATTAGCTTATCTATAGTTCTATAAGCTGCTTTATTTTCTCTTTTTAAAGCTGCTAACTCGGTTTCTAGTTGTCCTTTTGTTTTTTCTTTAATCATAGCTTACCACTTAAACTTTTTTGCAGCCCCAAGATTATCTCTCATCTGAGAATCTCTGATGCTTTTGTTTATATCATTAATTTGAGCTTGGATTTCTGAGTTTATTTCTACTCTTGTGGGTTTTTTAGAGTTTAGGTATAGGGTATATCCATATATAGCAGTTATGGATAGGAATATTAACGCATCTGATATGTTGGCACCGTATATAATTAACTTAGACGTATAAGAAGTAAATCCTAATAGTGCAAAGTTTATGCCAAAAGCAGCAGATTTTAGTCCACTGACCATTTTTTTTATTTTTAATTAATACAGGCACATTAGACCCAACTAGA